ATTGCATATTTCCTATGGTTAATGCATGGGTAAGTAAAAAGCCTTTAAAATATTGGCGAGCTTTTACACCAAGAGATATACCTTTAGAAAATGATAAACCTATTTTATATTATGAATGGAATAATTTAGTACATAGATGGGAGTGCTCATTATTAGCACCAATAGATCGTAATTGGTCTTATTCTAATATACAAAAAATGATTTCTATCCATAATAGGTTAATTCAAGGTGGTATACAAGAAACAGTTATTGTAGAAGTACATCCTAAATTTAGGATAGGAAAATACAAAAATAATATTGAAATTTTACAAATATATTCGGAAAATACACAGTTCAATAGAACTAATTACACATATAAAATATATGAAACGGAATATTATGTAAAATATAACAATCAAGTATATATTTTAACTGAGACAACATTACATGAAATGATTAAATTCAATAAGAATTTATTTACATATGAATACAAATTAACACCAAGTACAACATTATATATTCGAAATAAAACAAATAAACCAAAAAGAGATAAAAAACAAATACAACACATTCTATCTTCTCCATATTTGATTTTAAAAAGACCAAATGACAATCCAATAGAACTAGTAGGTGAAAATACTAAGAGCTCTTGGAAATATGTCAAGACATTCAATATGTCTAATGAACGTTGGAATAAATTATCTAAAGAACCAGATGTACATTTATATAATGTGGATGGTATACTTGCTATTCATATAACCTTTACAAATTTTAAGAAATATTGTGAAGGACAAATTAAAGCTGTTCAGACTAAAAGTACGAAGACAGCTTCTTTTCATCGTAGGGGAGCAGGCAGTACTCATAAGAATCCTATTGAAAAGCCTCAGGTAAAGAACTCTGTTAAAAGAGAGAAACCTGAATTTGTATATATTTTATACAAAAACAATCAGCAAAAAACTATAGCAAAAAAATGCTTAAAAGTCTATGCTGAAAAGCTTCAAGAAAAACATCCTGAAGTTAAAATCTTAACAGTATCAGATATTAGATCTAAATATCCTGCAGCTGGTAAAAACAATTCTCAAATTTTGCATCCGGAAGGTATATTTAATAGGAGAGCTCGTCGTTTAACCAAACAAAAAAACAGGAAATATAATAGAAATGTAAAGATTCAACGAATATATGTTCCAATCAACGATGCTGAAAAACATCCGCCTATTGCGAACAAACCATGGCTCAACAAAAACGGTCATGAAAACAAACCTATATTCATTAATCGTAATAATATAAATGGTTCTGTTATAAAAGTTAATGGTAAATTAGTCCAGAAAGACTCTGTTAAACTAATCTATCATGATACTAATTCTGCAAAGAAACCTAGTATCACAAGACATAATGCTACGAAAAGTAGTATTAATCCTACATTAGAAGAATTAAAAAAGAAATATGCATCTAACGATAGACGCTATACTTCTAATTCTGATGTAGAAAATTGGTCTATTCAGTTCTTTATTGCACTGAAAATGATTAAAGAAAAAGAACGTCGTAAAAAAGTAGTAAAATATTTAAAAGACACTTGTGGTTTATCTGAAGAGTTCATTAATGGATTTATTCAGTATCTACATTTGACTAAAAACGGCGATCCAACAAGAGAACATAAAAGGAACCAACCTATACGTTATAAACGTATAATGGTTACTAAGCCCCATTTATCAGTTAATACTCCAGATCCACGTAAAGCTCTAATAATTGAGCATGAAGTTAAGGACGAAGAAAATGATGGTGTAAAGAATATTATAACAGAGAACGTACTAGTTCGTTATAATAAAAAAGAAGGAATGCAATTCTTTAGTTACAATAAAGAAACTAATGAGCATATACTTATTTCTAAAGCCAGAGATGTTAAAAAATGGGCATATGTTCAAGAGTATAATGCAGATCCAAAAACAACAAAATGGCACAAACTAGTTTCTGTTGAAACTAAACAAGTTCCTGAAATAGTTAAAGTACCTTTCACGTTAGAACGTACTGTTACAGGTTCTAATATTAAAAAATGGAAAGCTCCTATATCAGAAGAAAAAACTGTCAGATACATTATTAAGAAATTAAATGTATTGTATAAAACAGAGAAATATGAATTATTGTATTCTTTAATATATAATACCATAATGGAGTATTATAAAAACAATGATTCTTTATATAATGCCATACGATTTGCGTTATATCACAATTATAGTGATTTAAGTAAAAAACTAATTACATTGATAAAGGTCAACAAAATGGATGACCCAGATCTTGTAATATTCATGGAAGACTTACTTCACCCTCATTAATAAATAAGGCACTAAAGAGCTCTTTTAAGCAACAATAAAACAACAGTTACATCGTTTATTCATAATGAAACATTATTAGCTTAGAAGGGCTCTAAACGCCTTTAAACTTAATATAATGAATATTTACGTATATGACACTGAAGTAATGATAAATTACTTTGCTGTAATATTTAAAGAAGTAAATACTCAACAATTATTTGAATTTATTATATATAAAAATAGAAACGATATAAGCGATTTATATCAATTCTTATGTTATAGGAGAAATGATTGGTTAGTAGGTTATAACTCATTTAATTACGATGACCAAATATTAACATTTATATATAATAATTATGAAAGATTGTTTGTTAACGAATTTGCTGAAAATATTACGGCAACATTATATGCGTTATCAAATGATATCATAAATAACGAAACAAGACAACGAGAATATGCTATACCATTTCAGTCTGTAGATTTAATGAAAGTAGGTAATTTATTACATAAATCATTAAAATTAGTAGCAGTTAATTTGAAATGGCATAAAATACAAGACCTGCCATTACATCATAATGTATTAGTAGAAGATAAAGATTTAAGCTTATTACATGAATATAACTTAAACGATGTATTAATAACAGAGCAATTATATATTAAATTAAAAGATGCTCTAATTTTAAGATGGGAAATTAGTCAGAAATACAAAATAAATGTTATATCTGAAAGCAAAAGTGGTGTAGCCAATAGATTATTAGAAAGATTATATTCTGATAAAACAGGTATCCCTATTAAGGAACTTAAACAAATGAGAACACATAGACCAATAATTCATTTTGAAAATGTGGTTCTCCCAGAAATAACATTTGAAACCCCAGAACTTAAGTCTATATTATTTAAGATATTAAGATCTGTATATTATAAAGATCAACCTTTTATAAAAAGAAATATACCATTTAATGGTGTTATTTATAAAATGGGTTTTGGTGGTTTACATTCTGATGATAAACCAGGTTCTTTTGAAGCAAGTGAAACAGAAGATATTATTGATTGTGATATATCTTCAATGTACCCAACTTTAATAATTAATTATAATTTTGTACCTGCTCATTTAGGATCATCCTTTACTACATTGTATAAAGAAATAAGGGATAGACGATTAACTGCAAAACATGCAGGACAAATGAATGAAAGCGATACATTAAAAATAACAATTAATAGTGTATTTGGAAAAACAGGTAATGAAAATCATTGGTTATATGATCCATTAGTAACATTAAGAACTACAATAAATGGGCAACTATTTATGTTAATGTTGATTGAAAGATTAACGTTACAAGGTTTTCAAGTTATATCAGCCAACACTGACGGAATTATAACTATTGTACCAAAGGATAAAAGAAATTTATATAATGATATATGTCAGAAATGGTGTGAAGAAACAATGTTTGAATTAGAATTCACAGAATACAAAAAATATATCAGAAAGGACGTTAACAACTACATTGCAATTACTAAATCTGGAAAGATAAAAACCAAGGGAGAATTTGTACAATCCTTAGATTTAGAAAAAGGTGTAGATAAACCAATTGTTTCTACAGCATTATATGAATATTTTGTTAATGGTATAAAACCAGAAATTACAATACAAAATTCTAAAGACATTCTTGATTTTTGTACAGCTAAAAAAATTGATTCTAAATTTGAAAATTACCTATTTTATATAGACGATTTTGAATTAAAAAGAACAAAACTTCAAGATACTGTACGTTTTTATGTATCAAAAAGAGGAGATCAACTATATAAAGTTGATAAGAAATTTGGTGAAAAAATTAATTATTGTGTAGGATATAACGTCAAAATACTAAATGATTTAAATAAGTCTACCAGCTTTGATGAATATGACGTTAATTTAAGTTACTATATAGCAGAATGCTATAAAGTAATTAATCAAATTGAAGACAAGCAACTCAAATTATTCTAATAATGAGTAAAAATACATTATATAAATCACTTATTCAAGAGAAAGTAAAAGAAACTTTACTACGATTGAATAAAGAAATAGAAGAACAAAAAAATAGGGAAGTTATAAACAATATAACAGCTCTAGCAACAACAAAGAAGGCTAGGCCATCTTTTGAAGATGCAACAATATATCTGGAAATACTTAAACAAGAATGTCCTTTAATAATGAGTATGACAGATTATGATATAATCAAATGGGCTAAGATCTTACTTGGTGTAAACTTAACATGGAAACATTTGTTTACATTAGAAAGAGAAGTTAGACCTCACCCATACTACGAAATATTAATAATTAAATAAAATGCTATTAACACTTAACACAGATTCTGTAAAAGAGCTTAACTTGAACTATGAATCTTATTCTATATTGTTATTAATGGCAGAGAATAAGATAGATCTAATAATAGACTATCTTGATACCATTTATAAGTTAGACAATAGTAAAGAAATTTACAAAAGATACATAAAAATATTTCAAGAAGAAGGATTATTAGAAAATAGTGATAAGTGTGAATTAACAGAAAAAGCAAAAAATATTATATTTGGTGACAATTTGTTTAATGAATTCATAGTTGAATTCCCACAAAAAGTTACTAGAACAGATGGAACTGTTGATTTTCTAAGAACTGATTTGGCCAATGCAGAGAATTTATATCTGAGCTATGTTGGCCGTAGCAGAGATAAACATAACCATATACTAAAATGTCTGAAAGCAGAAATAAAGCAACGTGAAGGTAACGGATCAATGCCTTATATGATGCGAGTCTTCAAATGGCTAGCCAATAAAGGCTGGACATCCTATGAAGATATTGTAGATGAAGTATTAACTTCTAAAAAAGACTTGGGATATGGCACAACCCTTATCTAACGACAATACCCCTGAAATAAAGCATATTTCTAAGGCTGCTGATGAAATAGTGACATATATTGATAATCGCCGTAAGGGGATTGTTACGTCATTAAAAACTAAGTGGACTAAGTTTAATCATGCTACTATGGGAGGAATTGAACCCAATATCATAATGACCATAGCTGGTATAAGTGGTAGTGGTAAATCGTCATTTGTAAACAGCTTAGAAACCGACATTGTTGACCTCAACAGAAATGAGGACATTATTATATTATCATTTAATTTTGAAATGTTGTCTAGTAGGTAGGAAACTATCTTATAAACTTACTAAGACTACAGGTGAATTATATTCATCTGGATATGATGGTGAACCTGTTTCTGATGAATTATTTGAAGTCATTGAAAAAGAAGCAGAACATATTAAACACTATCCAGTATACTATATAGATGCTCCATGTACTGTGGATCAAATACATAGTACTATTAGAAAGTTTCAATTTAGTGAGAAAACAAAAAATAAATGGTTAGTAGTAATACTTGATCATACTTTGTTAACTCGTGGTAAAGCAGGAGAACAGGAAAGGGAAACC